GTGTGTTGTTTACAGCAGGTTGTTATGTGACCTTTATTGTAGCGACTATGGATTTAATGATGTTCTATCACGCATAGGATGTAAGATGCCTTCTAAAGGAGAAATGCCAAAGCGTAATAAAAAAAATTTCCGTTCTACTAAAAGTGGTGCGGGGATGACTACGGCAGGTGTAAAGGCTTATCGAAGGAAGAATCCTGGTAGTAAGTTAAAGACAGCAGTTACTGGAAAGGTAAAGCCTGGCAGTAAGGATGCAAAAAGACGTAAGTCATATTGTGCTCGTTCTGCTGGACAAATGAAAAAGTTTCCAAAGGCGGCTAAAGATCCTAATAGTCGTTTAAGGCAAGCTAGAAAGCGATGGAAATGTCGTTAATGTTAAAACAAATAGTTTCTGGTGTCATTATAGTTTTTGTTACAGGGGTCATGTCTTGGATGTGTCTAACTTTAATTTCACTTGATAAAACCAGTGCCGTAACTTCTTTCAAAGTTTCCGAAAATAATAAGATGATAAAAACTTTATGGGAAGATTTTATTAAAAGAAAAACATCTAATGACTATAGCTCGATCACAGATTAGTAAACAAATATCTACTTCTCCAAAAGGAAAGACTATGCCAAAAGACGCTTGTTATAAAAAAGTTAAAGCTAGGTATAAAGTTTTTCCCTCTGCGTATGCTTCTGGAGCTATCGCCAAATGTCGTAAGGTTGGTGCCTCTAATTGGGGAAACAAAGTTAAAAAAGCAAATGGAGGAATAATTTCTGCTATAGATAATCCTAAACGTCCACCTAAAAAATTTACAGAAGGAGGATTCATAGCTGCGGGTTGTGGAAAAGTCCAAGAAAGTAAACGTAAACAAACTAGAATATTTTAATGCCTGTTAGAAAAACAAAAAAAGGTTTAGCTTTAAAGAGGTGGTTTAAAGAAGATTGGAAAGATGTTAAAACAGGTAAACCGTGTGGTCGTAAAAAAGGAGAAAAACGTGGTGTTCCGTATTGTAGGCCTACTAAAAGAGTTAGTAGTAAGACCCCTAAGACTTCTAAAGAAATGTCTGCCTCAGAAAAAAGTAGTAGAGTTGCCCAAAAGAAAAGGCTCGGTCAACCTAAAGGCAAACCTAGAAGGGTCAAAGCAACAAGTCGCAAAAAAAAGAAAGTCTAAGAAAAAGTAATGGCATATTTACAAAGTAACATTCCTTATTTTAAATGTTGGGTTCGTCGTGAATACACTCACAATCACGAAAAATATGAGGGTGAGTTTTTACATGCAATGGTTATTGCTGTTACAACAATGCCTAACAGATGCTTAAGTTTTCAAGTAGTATTTACTGGAAGTGAAGCCGACGGAGAAGAAGAAGATACGGTTCATGGGGGAGCTATGTGGGCAAGAATGCCTATTACAGCATTGGTCGGAGACATGGCATTAAGTGAGTGGCCTGAACCAATGGACACTTATGACGCTCAACCTTGGGATTGTTCTTCGCATCATCACGCCGTTTATGTTCTTGACAGGGCAACGCCTTGTCCTTGGTTAGCAAAAATTAATGGAGAGATGTTTCCAGCAAAGTATTTGTTTACTGTAGATTATACAGAAAGTGAAATAGCTGATGATCCTGCACAACATAAACAATCTCATGTGTTGCAGCTTTTAGATGCAGGAGTTTGGACGGGTAATATAGTTGCATTGCCTAATAATCGTGTTCGTGTTACACATCCAGCATGGTTTCAAACAGGAGAAGGTGCCCCCGATTTTAGACCGTCACAACATATACACTATTCAAAATCGGATTTAGACTATACATTAGACGTTAATAAAATTTTTGATAACTTGTATAACGATGGAGAAAAAGAAAATGAAGAAAGTTGATAATCCAGGTCTCGCTAAATTACCTACAGATGTACGTAATACAATGGGCTATATGAAAAACGGTGGTAAAGTTAAGCCTAAAGGTATGAAAAACGGTGGTAAAGTTAAGCCAAAGGGTATGAAAAACGGTGGTAAAGTTAAGCCTAAAGGTATGAAAAACGGTGGTAAAGTTAAGCCTAAAGGTATGAAAAACGGTGGTAAAGTTAAGCCTAAAGGTATGAAAAACGGTGGTAAAGTTAAACCAAAGGGTATGAAAATGGGTGGTATGGTAGTTGGAACAAGTTTTAAAGGTATATTTTAAATGGCAACTTCCGGTTCAAGAGATTTTAATTTAGATGTAGCAGAGGTTATTGAAGAAGCCTATGAAAGGTGCGGATTGGAAGTCCGCACTGGATATGATGCTAGAACTGCTAGACGTTCTCTAAATTTAATGTTCGCGGACTGGGCTAATAGAGGTTTAAATCTTTGGACTGTTTCTAACGGTACCGTAACAGTAACTAAGGGAACGGCTACTATAACGTTAGACCCAGATGTTGTTAGTATGCTAGAGGTTGTATTACGTAGAGATGGCACTGACTACACGTTAGGAGAAATTAGTAGATCAGATTATGTTGGTCTACCAGATAAAACTACTCAAGGTAGACCTAGTCAGTTTTGGTTCAACAGGCAAATTTCACCAGTAATTAATCTTTGGGCGGTGCCTGAAAATTCTACTGATCAAATTATTTATTACTATGTTAGAAGACTAGAAGATGCAGACACTTTAATTAACACCACTGATCTTCCTTTTAGGTTCTACCCTTGCATGGTTGCTGGATTAGCTTATTATATGGCTATGAAACGAGCACCAGAGCGACTCCAAGTATTAAAAACTATATATGAAGAAGAATTTACACGCGCTGCTGAAGAAGACGAACAAAGAGTTTCTTTAAAGTTACAACCAAGTGCTAGATATTTGAGGAATTAATGGCCTACGCAACAGCTAAACATACGTGGGGTATATCAGATCGGTCAGGCTTTAGGTATCGTTTAAAGGATATGAGAAAAGAATGGACTGGAGCGTTAGTGGGTCCCGATGAGTTTGATCCCAAACAACCACAGTTGTATTCTCCTCATATAGGTCCAGATCCAGAATCGGTAAGAAATCCTAGACCTCCGAATGATAAGATACCTTCTCAGGTTCAGCTTCCAGCTTTTAATTTAACTAGTTTAGAGTATGAACTTATTCCCATTTGTATAGGAAAAGTTGGTACAGTTACGGTGGAGACGTCATGAGCTATACACTTTCAACTTTAACTTCTGCTATTCAAAACTATACAGACAATGCAGAAACAACCTTTGTAGCAAATATTCCAAACTTCATAGAGTCTGCTGAACAAAGAATTTTAAATGCCGTTGACTTACAGTATTTTAGAAAAAATGTTTTGGGAGTAACAACAGCAGACAATGAGTATTTAACTGTGCCTACAGATTACCTCGCAGCTTTTAGTTTATCTATTTCTGTTTCTGGTGTGAAAACATTTCTTTTGCAAAAAGATGTAAATTTTCTTCAAGAATATACTCCTAACCCTAATACAACTGGAACTCCTATTTATTACGCTTACTTTGATACAAATACTTTTTTATTAGCGCCAACCCCTAATGCTGGATTTACAAGCGAACTTCATTATTTTTATAGACCAGCGAGTTTAACAGCGGCTGGAGACAGTGGAACAACTTGGCTTAGTGCAAATGCACCTAATGCCATGCTTTATGGAACACTGGTGGAAGCATACATATACATGAAGGGTGAGCCTGATATGATGACTTTATACCAGGAACGTTTTAATGAATCTTTAATTCGATTAAAAGATTATGGTGAAGCTAGAGAAAACTCAGATGCTTATCGAAATGGTTTACCAGAAAGACCACGGACATGAAGATAGCTATTGTAGGTCTTGGTGGAAGTTATTCAGATTACATAGCAGCCCGTATTCGATCAGAAACATATGATGAAACATGGGGTATAAACTGTATTGGTGGCATTATAGAAGTAGATAAAACTATTATGATGGATCCTGTGTCTAGGTTTTTGGACACAGGGGATGCAGGCTCTCAGACAGGAATAGCAAAAGAATTTTTGTTAAAGAATACTAAGCCTATTATTACTTGTGAACTAGATGACCGTGTTAAACATTTAGAAGAGTATCCTCTTGAAGAAGTTATAAAAGAAGTAAACATTTGTTACTTTAACAATACAGTGGCTTACGCAATAGCTTACGCTATTTGGTATAAAGCTACAGAAATTTGTTTATATGGCATTGATTACAACTATAAGAACGTTAGTATTGCTGAAGCAGGTCGTGCTTGTTGTGAGTTTTGGTGTGCAATTGCTGTATCAAGAGGTATAAAAATAGAGGTTGCACATACTTCTGGTTTACTTGATACGAATGTACCGAACAACGAAAGACTGTACGGGTATCACAGATTGAAAGATCCATTAGTTCAAACGTTTACACAAGAAGGTTTATTAATAACAAGGCAGTCTGAAATGTTGCCGCCAGAACCTTTAGATGTAGAACCTACTTTAATAGGTCGTCATGACCTACAAAAATTAAACGGAAAAGAACAACATGTTTAGCGTTAATAGCAATATTGCTGTCGGCCAAGTCGGCGTTGCAACTTCTGACAAGGGCGGATTGTCTAACGAACAAATTTCAGAACTAGCCACTAATAAAATAGTATCTATTTCTGAAAATGCACCGGAACCTATAAAACAACAAGCGCATATTTTTGCAGATAATGTTCGCAATGTTTTGCATTATTATATAGAGTTGGCTAAAAAAGAAGAACGTGCTACTATATGTCATCAGTTACGTGAGGCGGGTCACAAAGACTTAGCAGAAACTATAAGGAGAATGTAATGGCTATAACACAAGCAATGTGTACCTCGTTTAAAAAAGAACTTTTGACAGCTACGCATAATTTTGCAACAAATGGAAACGCTTTTAAACTGGCGCTTTACACAAGTTCGGCAACAATGGGTGCCACGACTACTGCGTATTCTACTGCTCAAGAAATCAGTAATACAGGTAGTTATGCAGCAGGGGGCGGAACTTTAACTAAAGTTGCTCCAGCTTCTAGTGGAACAACAGGGTTTACAGATTTTGCAGACCTTAGTTTTACCACAGCGACTATAACAGCGCGTGGTGCCTTGATATATAACGACACGAACGGTGACAAAGCTGTTTGCGCGTTAGACTTTGGAGCCGATAAATCTTCTTCTTCTGGAACTTTTACAATTCAATTTCCCGCCGCAGACGCAAGTAATGCTATTATTAGAATAGCTTAATGGAGTAATTTATGCCGACGCAAACAGGTTGGGGACGCGGTACATGGGGGCAAGGAGCTTGGAGCGCTGTTCTTCCCGTTACAGTAACGGGCGTCGCAGCAACAGGTTCGGTAGGTAATGAATCCGTCGTTGCAAGCGCATTAGTCACTCCGACTGGTGTTGCAGCAACAGGCGCAATTGGAACTGTTCTTGCCGCGGGTGGAGCAGTTGTCACAGAAACAGGTCTAACGGGAACTATTGGTTTTGGCGACGAACAAGTTGTTGGAACCGCATTAGTCACTCCGACTGGTGTTGCGGCAACAGGTTCGGTAGGTAATGAATCCGTCGTGGGCACAGTAGTAGTCACTCCGACTGGTGTTGCGGCAACTGGAACAACTGGCAATGTTAGCATCCAAGAAGGCGTTAATGTTTACCCAACGGGTGTTGCAGCAACCGGAGGAATTGGTCATCCAAATGTATGGGGATTAATTATTCCTTCACAAACACCTAGTTGGAGTGGTATAACGGTTTCACAAACACCCGCATGGACGGATATAGCAGCATAAGGAATTAAAAATGGCAAGTACCTATGTAAATAACCTCAGACTAAACGAGATGGCTACTGGCGATGCGTCTGGTACTTGGGGTACAACAACAAACACAAATTTAGAAATAATAGGCCAAGCAGTTGCTTGGGGAACGCGGGCGGTTGCAAATGCCTCGACAGATAACATTACAATTGCGGACGGTGCGTTAGACGCGGACAGGTGCCTTGGGTTAAAACTCACAGGCGGCGGTCAGGCGTGTACGATAACACTTCTGCCAAACACAAGTTCCAAAACATGGTTTATGTATAACGCAACGGCTGCGGCTTTAACTTTTACCTGCGGTAGTGGAGCAAATGTTGTCATTCCAGCGGGACAGACCAAGGTTATTGCAACGGATGGTCTAGGTTCGGGTGGCGTGGTCCACGATTTACTTACAGCGGTTAACTTAGCTGGAGCCACAGTGGTTGATGATTTAACGGT